CCTGGCTTTTATGAAACGGGGCAGGAAACAATGCTGATTGTACTGCAGAAAAAGGGGCCTGGGATTTCTGAGGGAACGGAGATTGATAAATACATCTATAAGTCGAAAAGCGGAAACATCTATATTTCACCCCACTATAAGGAGCTGTATGCCCTTACTAAGGGCACGCAGACGCTGGCTGATTTGGGGCTGGGAGCAAAAACCGGCAATGTGGTATGGAATCAGGTGAAGGACCACTTGACCGATAAGGGCACGCTCCTAGTTTACAGCAGCAATATTAACAACTGTAAGCTGACAGTGGATAACTTGTGCGGTAAAACGCGTAAGCAATATGTAGGGCCTGGGCTGACTAAACCAAAGCTGTCTGGGCCCGTTATTCTTGTGGAGCGGGGCTACGGTAATTCGTTTAGCTTCAACTCAGTATTGGTAGAGCTAAAGGACTTTTATGCTGAGAATCACATTAATGTGATTTATCCTAAAACTGAAGGGGCGGCGGTGCATCTTGGGCGAGTCCTGAAGAGTTTTCAAGACGAGCGTAGTATCCAGTTTGTAAAGTGGTTTATTGGCAACGGCTCTATTTCTGCAACTGACCTGGAATCACTTATACCTATCTTCTAGATTGGCTGATTTATGGGGCTGATTCTTATTTTTGTGTGGCTGTAGTATATTATTTATAGCTAAAACTTGATATTTTATAAGTATTAACTATTTTAAAAAGAAAAAATTGAATTCCTATTTCAGAAAACTTAATCGGTTGAATCTGGTCAATGAACCTTTCAACAATTCGACACTAAAATGAGCGCAACGAACCAAACGAACGAAACAAATCTTGTGGCACCTGGCGATTTCAGTTGGTGGAATGAGCCTGAATTAGAGCTGCAGCTGAGCGACATGTGGCGGGCTGTTTGTACAAATGATGCGTGGGCGGCTGTGACGCAGTATGGGGGGTTCTTTCTTTCCTCACCGGACGGTAGAAAAGTCCACATGAGCTTGAAGTATGGGCGCCACAATGGCACCAGCTTAAACTGGGGGCTGCTGACGATGCAGATGATTGGACGGGATGGGTGGGATAAGTATGTTAGCGCGTCAAAAAGCCTGATGAAAAAAGAAGAAAATGGCGGTTGAGGAAGCGGTAAGCGATTGATGGAAGTGGCGGTAAGCGGAAACGCTTTTTTACAATATAATTAAAGGCGTCTAATCACTGCCCCATGTAAGCGTTAGGTCAGGCAACTTGGTGCGCTCAAACACATCCTGTCCAAGTGACGCACACATGCCCTCCAGCTCGTCCCGCAAGCCCTCTGGCTTTTTGAAGGTTTTTAGGGCGGCCAGCAACGTAGAACCCTTGTGCACATTTACAAAGCTGCCCTTTTTTGTATTCGAAACTGAGAATACAAGGCCTGCTGTATTCGGCTTTTGTCCCTGAGGCAGAGTCCTGACTTTCAAGGGAATAGACACCTTTGATTCCAGGCCACGCACAGCCGTAATAACAATGGTGTATTCCGTATTAGGGTCCATATTATTGAATGTGGCGGTCTTGGAAACATTTAGCGCCTCGCGCTGGCGCCCGTTAATGCTGTAAACATAGGCACTTGCGTTATTGCCTCCGGACCATGAGACGGTAAATGAGCTTGTGGTTATGTTTGACGGCTGCATAAACTGTGGCGCCGTTAGCTGCTCTGGATTAGGAGGACTTGGGGGAGGAGTTGGTGGGCGGGGATTTGGACTAGCTGTTTGGGGGGGCGCGCCATTCTGAATGATGTAGAGCTCATCCTGAGTCCACTCTGGACTATAGTTGGGATTCTCGTATCGCCGGTCCGTCTGACGCTTGGTGCTTTGAAGCAGGTGCTTCTCCAGATGACCTACAACTGAATCTACCAGCTTTAGAACGGTGGGGTCAGCCTCATCCAGATTGACGACACTCTTGTCGCTCTGAACCTTGAACAATTGCTCAATGATATAGTGATTGTCTGCCACTACAATGTCGGCGCGCACAGCGCCTGCATTCTTCTTTGCTGGCCAATTGCCGGCACCTGAGGACCCCTTAGACTCACGGCGCCAGCAGGGCAGACCCAGGTAACGCCCGTTCCAAGATATAAAGACGCCACGCAGCTCATCGACCGAGTCGCAGACGGACGGGCCCACCATTTCCATCTGTGCCTTTTCCTGCTCTGGACTGAGGTAGCCCAGGCGCATAACAAAGCTGCCTTGAGGGGTGGCCTTGGACCACTTGTCAGCGTAGTTCTGAATAAGCTGGGCACCATGAAGGCGACGGTCGCTAGGCTTATTGGTGATATAGAAGACGGGCCAGCTTATTTCGGGCTTATTACTGATAGACAGGGCAACACGTAGCACAATCTCCTTATCTACTGGCTGCTGCGCTGCCACAGCAATAGTAGGGAACCCATTGTTTTTTGCATTCATCGTTGCAGCAACATTAGTTGTGTTAATTAGCACATGCCCCACATCAACTTGTGCGCAGATATAAGCATTGCCCATCATAATATCCACGCGATTACTGGCGTTCAGCGGAATAAGCTGCTTGCCGTCCATTATACGCATGTCCTTGCGCTTATTATAGGATGGATGGGTTGAGGGCACTGCAGCATACGGGACAGACAACTCAAACAAGATTTCCTTGTTGGGCTGGCCCAGAATCTTGCTGTGATACAGCTTGAAACTGGAAATTGCGTCCAGCACCTGTGTATCCAGGTTACCGTAAAGGTCATGGCTCTTGCCAAACTCCAAGGCCAGCATTAGAAACTGGGGCGCTGAGCTGCCTGGCAGCATGGCGCTAACCTCGGCCTTAAGAACTGGACTCGTAATATGCTTGAACATATTGCTGAAATACTCACTGGTCTTCAGTGTCAGGTCGCTGGCCTTCATAAAGTTGCTGGGCAGCAGCCGGTCATCTCGATAGTTTGCATGGCACTGCTCAAGCATCTTGATGTAGTCCTTGAACTTAAACGTAAGCTCAATGTGAGTCGTGTTGTCGGCATCCTTTGTTAGCACAACAATGCGGTCAGGCTGCCAGTGGCACAGGGAAGCCAGAGTGCCGCGATTCTTAAGACCAATCTTGTCCTGAGCCTTTTTGGAAAGAACCTTTGACAAACCCAGTAGGCGGGCGGGGTCGGGCAGGTTGGCACCCATATTCCATAGGAGAAGATAGTCAGCATTATCATCCACCACCACCTTTAGACGCGGATTACCACCGGCATCAAATGCGTCATCAAACTTCTCACCCAGACTCTTCTGAAAGGTCATACCTGCCGCGCCACTAAGGTTGTTTTTCACAAGGACCGACCATGGAGTGTTATCTTCGATTGTGTTCATTGTTGACATTCGTTTTTGCTTGATTTGTTTATTGATATTGACAGTTCAAATTTTTATTAGGGGTCTGGCAAAACTGGGCTTGTTTGTATTATTTAGACCCATATTATAGAGTGTAGATTTTTATGGATTTGGTTTTATTAATTACAACGCTTGTTGCCTCACTTTATCTGCTGTTTATGTATTGCATGTTTAAAACCGAATATAGCTTTTCTGGGGCCACCTATGATAAGGCTGTCCAAAGTTGGGGCGCGGCCTTTGTTCATGACACAGGGGTCTATGAAAACAAGGTCTGCATGTTTGGGAAATTAATGGCGGTGATTGCTGTAATTTGGTGGGTTTTGCGCTATTTTATAATGATGAACTATCCGGCATATAAATCAGTGGTCCTATGGATTACAGTTGTTTTTGATATGTGTGGGCTGGCTTTAGCGTACATGATGAATTTGAACGCCTTTGTTTATATTTTGCCCCTGGTCTTTGTAGAATTATATGTTATTAGTAAAATTAACAGAATTGATTTGACTGGCGTAAATAGGCAAGACTAATCCTGCTTATAATGGATTTGCCGGCTGATATAGAATTATTGATTTCAAATTTGGATGACCTTGAACAGTGCATAGAGGCGACGTTTTCTGAAACTATGTTTGCTATTACAATTATTACGGAGGGCTGTGAATCTTATTTACGTATTGACTTTGGCGCGGATTATGTGTATACCTTTGGCTTCTTGAATCGATGCGTTAATTGGCGATTTTTAGACGCACGTAAGTGGAGTCAGCAGGAGTTAATTATTGATTTGGTAGATACATGGGTAAAAGATGTATTTACTGACGGAAAACGACGGCGGGCCTGTAAATGGTTTGTCGACACTATTTGTGAGGAGCTGGTGGCCTATGTCTTTAGCCCCGAACGCATTAGTTTGGCTATGCTAATCGATGCTCCCGACTCGAAAAATTGAATAATCTTTTAATGTTTATATATAAAGGCACTAAGTTATCTCAAGAAAGATAACAGAATGAGCCAGCGTAGGGTAACATTTAATTTGGCAACACGGGCGCTTTTCTACAAGAAGCGGGCGCCACATATTGGGGAGATTGTGCGATTTGAGGATTATGAGGACGGTGCAGCTACGGGGCGCGCAAGCAATACCATATTCTATGGGTCTGGGCGTGAGGAAAGCCCGTCTCCCCCGCCTCCACCACCGGCGTCTGCAGGGCCACCTACGTCCGTAGCCCCGCCTACGTTTGCACCCATGCTGGCTGTGATGCCAATGTTTGTAGGATGTGAGCCAGAGACAAGCCCGTGTCCGCCGCCGCCTGCAACGCCTGCACCACCCCCGCCTCTGAATCTAGGCGGATTACGTTTGAATTTTGAGCTGGGACAAGATTTGCCGCCCCTGAAGCTGAAGCAGCATGAGTATCCACTGCTTGAGGATGAGCAGGCGCCTAGTTGGAATACCAGTCCTATTAGCCCAGCGGAGCGTAAATCGTGGCTAGACAGGCGCTTGGAGGAGGCAGCTGAGCGGAAAAATGCATTGGCCAGAGCATACGCCGACTTTATTGGCAAAGTTACACCGCCTAACCAGCGCACGCCTGCATCGGTGTGTTGGAGCCTGGATGGAGGCGGCAGCAGGCACATGTCGCCGCTGAACCTGACGCCACGACCTACGGCCGATGAGGGGCACCTTACGGGTGTTGTTGAGGAAATAGACGATGAAACAGAGGCGTCATTGGCTGCTGTTTGCGAAAAGTTAAAGGCAGAGCACCTATAAATCGTTGATATCATAATGAATATAAATAACATCTTTTTGGTCACGCGGGTTCAAACGCTCACGTATATTACGTAGAGCTACTTCTTTTTTGACTGCAGCTTTGGCACGTAGGTGGGCCAAATGAGATACTATCACTTCGTAATCATTATTACAACTCGCTAATAGTGTCGTAAATTTGTTTAATTGCGTATACAGCTGGTGGCTAATAATATCTACAACTTTGATTTGTATAAAACCCATATTTGTTGGCATGGGATTGGGTTTTCTAAGAATAATTTCCAAAGATTGGTCAAGCATATGACGTGTAAAAGTGAAATAATCATTGAACTGCTTGATTTCTGTTGTTTTTTCATACATTAAGCGCATGAACGTCAGGCGATCAATGTTATTGGTCCAAAGGCTGCGCTCTGCACGGTTTGAGTAAATAATCAAGATATTGTGGGTTTTAAAGTGGTTCATTAGTTGGCGGCGCTTAATAGTGGGCAGCTCTGGAATAGCTTTTTGTAGTTCAGCCATTTGACTGGCTTTGCCCGCGTCAATAATTAAGCTATACAATTCGGCGGCTATGCTTTGTGCAGTGGGCGTTTGAGGACTAGGATTTAGCGAATCATATGGACTGGAGGGAAGGGCCTCATATGGCATTGGTCCTTGAGGGCTTGGTGGAAGCCGTGACGATTGAGGGCTTGGCGGAAGCGGAATCTGAATAGAACTATGTGCTGGTGCGTGAGGGCTTTGTGGAAGTCGTGATGATTGAGGGCTTGGTGGAAGTGGAATATGAATAGGGCTGTGTGTTGGTGCCTGAGGGCTTGGTGGAAGCGGAATCTGAATAGGGCTGTGTGTTGGTGCCTGAGGGCTTGGTGGAAGCCTCCGCAAATGGAGTAAAGAATTATACATTATATGTTTTACTATATGTATTCGACTTTAACTATTTTCATTTTTTCTGATTTACTTGGAGCAAATCAGAAAATATTCAAATGTGACCTGTGATTTCTGTGGTGGGGACCAAGAAGTCATACTACTGTTTCAAAAAATGGCTGGTGAAAAGATAATAGCGGGGGTTTTCAGCGCGCGATGGGTGGGTTCCTTACGGCGCAGGCGCTACGCGGAATAATTCCGCGCCTTGGCTTCACAGTATATCATGACAACTTTGTTGGATTTAAGGCTCCATATAAGCGCTTGGCTTTGGCTACTCACCCCGACAAAAAATTCTGCTCCCGACGCTGCAGAACTATTCAAGACTGTTCAACTTATATTTAACATATAAAATACAACATATAACACTCAACACAAATACATTTTTAACTTTTACGCGCTAGATACTAAAGGTTATTTTATTTCTTGGTATAAAACAATATGAGTCAGTTTGCTCCATCTTATGCGGGCCAGAGTCGGCGGGCGTATATAACGGTGGCACCGTTTCAAGATTATATCTTCCACTACTCGGCTAATACAGGAAGCGGTTTGCCTTACCCTGCACCAGCATTTGGTTCATTGACTCCGTTGTCGGCTTTTTCGAATCAAACAGCTGTAACATGTCCTAAAGGTCGTATTTTACAAGAAAACGGTCGCAAACTATACCCCAATATCAATGTGGGTGTTCAGACATATATGATTGGTGTGTTTGACCGCGAAAGCATGCTTTCCGGTTTTATCGACCCAAATGCACCCATCTTTGCTATTTACAACAGCGATATCTCTTATTTTATGAATGATGCCATTGACCGTGTAGGGCCCGATGGATTAATTGATGAAGGTGCACCTGTTATGACCAATGGCTCTGTTGAGGCGGGCACTTGGATTACAGCGGACAAGGGCGACATTACTGCCAGCTTAGGTAATATCGTGTCTGTGCGCGGAGGTGTTTCGGCATTTTCAACAATACGTGTGACGGCGGGCAACCTTGAGACTGAGCTGGGTGATATTATGGCATCGACCGGTTCATTGTTTGTAAAAAGCACTGTCA